ATACGTTGAACCTAGTGATACCAACGGATCATGCTGTTACCCATAGTGCTGACCCATAAATGCACCGGTCAAAGGCAACATGCACCCTCAAGCCGTACCCCCCACCAAGCGATTTGTCCGGCGTTTTTCGGCTCAGGGGGTCCCACTCTCAGAACTTCACCCAATAAGCCTACTTACGCATACTAAATATAAAAAACCAAATAATCAGTAAGTACACCCACCCCCTTTGCTATTACAGCCCTTCCCCCCTCCCCTGGGGCACTAAATTAGGGAAGTAAACCACCTGCAGTCATGGCAAAAAGGGGTCTCTACAGCAACATCAACGCAAAACGAAAGGCGGGCAGGAAAATGCGTAAAAAGGGTGAAAAAGGCGCTCCGAGTGAGAAAAACTTCCGAGATGCTGCTAAAACTGCAAAGAAGCGAAAGCCTAAAAAGTGATGCACCCGGAAGAAGAGAATGCTGGCTACGGCGCAGAGAACTTGGAGGCCATGAGTGACCGTGTTGAATTCATGGACATGCTCTATCTGGCAGACGGGCGTGACAACCTGCACCACCCATCCAGGGGTCTCTATACGAACCTCTTCAAAAACTACCTAGCCTCCTTGCCTAGCCTGGAAGCAACTAAGGAAGAAACTGATGTCTATCAAGGGGTGCTACACGATGCCTAAAGGCAAGGGCAAGGGTAAAGGCAAGAAAAAGAAGGGGTATTAGTGGACCAGCACACCCGCGACAACTGGAAGCGTGTAAAAGAGGCTCTTGAGCTAGCAGGTAAACAAGACACCTACTACTACAAACGAGCCGTAGCACTACTCAAAGGAAAACCCGACCCCCTATGACCACTACTGAGTATCGCGATGACGGAACCGTCAAAGTGACTGTCGAGCAGGGTGGCTTTAAGGCGATCGGGTTTGTTTCGTCCGCGCACTTGGTCACACCAAAGGAGAACCAACTGCTACGAGCACTCAACGGTGGTATTCAAGACCCCGATAAGTGAGTTTGGCAGGAGAGACATGAGCGGCAGCCTGATTTTTATGCTCAGGTGCGCGTGCTGCTACCAGCCGTGCCAACTTGAGAAGGCGTGAGCTAATTTCACGCTTTTTTAGCAGATGAAGGGTGTTCATCGGTGCTCTCCGTAGTAAGTTCAAGCCCCCGTTCCGTGGCTTAAATCGAACTGCGCTCTGTTTGGTAACAGAGTGAACGTAAGTAGGGTGATCTACAACTTCTTTATAGTCGAAAATACTGACTACTGTATTGAGAGAGCTACATAAATATGTGCTTTTAAATCATGTCCCAAAAGGTCCAGCACTTGAGAAACCGACATCACTAAGTACACGCTGCACAGAGACTGAAGAGTCATTTCGCGCACGACTGCTAGCTGGCCTCCTACCAGCTCAAAGGGAATTTGTAGAGGACACAGAGCACCTGATACTTGGGTTTTGCGGGGGTTTTGGTGCTGGCAAAACGAGGGCCTTAACAATAAAATGCCTGATCATGTGCCTAGACAACCCAGGCACAGTAGGCGCAGTTTTTGAACCCACAAATATACTTTTAAGAGATGTATGGATGAGATCATTTGACGATGTTTTGGAAGAATACGAAATTCCACATACCTTCCGAATATCACCTCAACCCGAATATAAAATAGAAACACCTACAGGATCTACAACCGTTATATGTAGAGCAACGGAAACCTGGAATAGAATTAGAGGGCAAAATTTATCGTTTGTTTTGGCTGATGAGCTGGACACATCACCTATGGAAATTGCATCTAAGGCCAGCGAAATGTTTCTTGCACGCCTTAGAGGTGGTACAAAACCCCAGCTAGCTGTTGCATCAACGCCTGAAGGTTATCGCTGGATGTATGACACATTTATAACTAACGGTGATAGAGAGGATCGTAGACTAATTAAAGCTAAAAGCACGGACAACCCTTACCTACCAGCGGGTTTTGTAGAAAGCTTATACAACAATTACGACGCTAATTTAGTAGCAAGCTACATAAATGGAGAATTTACACTCCTATCATCAGTGCGGGTTTATCACCCATTTGATCGGGATGTGCATTGGACCGACATAAAACTTAAGCCAGACGATCGTCTCTTCTGTGGACTTGATCTGAACGTCGGCGCTTGCTTCTTGACATTTATTGTTCGCCGGGGAGACGAGTTCCATTGTATAGGTGAAGCCCACCCTAAAGACACACCAGCAGTAGTTAAATATTTGCAGGATAATTTTTCTGATCACATTACCTCCGGAAATTTAGTTGTGATCCCTGATGCCGCCAGTAAACAACGCACCACAACAAACGCGAAAGAATCCGACCTATCCCTTTTACGCAAAGGCGGCTTTGAGGTGAAGACTCAGTCATCAAACCCGGCTATTCAGGACAGGGTGAACACCCTGAATGTGCTGTTTTTAGCAAACCGGCTGAAGGTGGCAACGGAATGTAGTTATTTGATCAAATCACTTGAGCAGCAGGCGTATGGCCGCGACGGTAAGCCAACAAAAGGTATCGGCGGTGTAGACGACGTATCAGGACCAGTCGATTCACTTGGCTATGCGCTTTCGTACCTAGCCCCACTTCGTCGTTGGTCTGTAGGAAAGTCGCAGATTAGAACGTGGTAATAAACTTAGACTGACCATACACATACGGATTTAAGGGGATAGACATGACTGCTTCGGGCTCTACATATCCAGATCCGTTTGGCCCAAGGCGTCGTCAATTAGTTGATTTCAAGGGTCTTACTGGGAGGCCCGAAACACTTACACCTGCATCAGTTGCAGATGACGATCCTGACGCCCGTACAGGTGCGGTGCTTCAAATGATGGAGCGTTGGGACGTAATCAACATCAATGTGGGAGGCACCAACACGCTTCGATTTAACGCCGAACGTATTGTTCCGAGGGAACCTAGTGAAGAGGATGAGGCATATAAAAGACGAATTTTTCACTCAGTTCTGCCACCATACGTTCAAAGGCTTGCAGCACAAGCAACCGGCACAATCCTGAGACGCGGAGTTCATCTCGAAGGAGGAGATGAAGATTATTGGCGGAAATGGTCTGAAGATGTCACTGGTGATGGGACACCGTTAAACGAGTTTTGCCGGAAGACTTTGGTCGATGCTTTGCTGTATGGCCATTCTTCAGTGATCGTTGATTTTGATGCAGGGGAGCAGTTAACAACGCTTGCCGAAGAAACGGCATTAGGTAGAAAGCCTTACCTGACCAGCATCAACGCACAGCAAATTCGTGGATGGCGAACGGTCGGTAACAGGAACCAAGCCCCACTGACTGCAGTTAGATATCACGAAGTCGTATCGATACCAGAAGGTCAATTCGGTGAGGAACTGGTTGAGCAAATTTGTCAGTTAACTCCTATCGGATACCAACGGTGGAGAAAGCAAAGCCCAAGGGCACAGCAAAATGCAGGTTGGGAAATGGTTGAGGAAGGCACTCACACAGCCGGTGAGATGCCATTTGTGACTGTTTACAGCAATCGATTAGGAACTCTTTACAGCAAACCACCTCTTGAGGAAGTAGCCCACCTGTCAGTCGCTTATGCACAGCGATTCACGGATTACATGAATTGCTTGCACGTTGGAAGTATGCCAATGCTGACGCTCAAAGGGTTTGATCCAGATATCGGCCAGGACAATCTGGGCCTATCAGTGAATAAAGCAATTCTGCTTCCACCAGATGGAAGTGCAGAAATAGTCTCACCACCATCGGACTCTTACCAAGAGCAACTTCGCTGTCTTACGACCCTAGAAGAGCAGATTAGTGCTTTAGGCATTTCCGCATTAGCGAAGCAAAACATCACCAACAGCGCAGCCGAGTCAAAACGACTTGACCGGATCGATAGCGACTCGATCATGGCAATCATTAGCCAGGATCTTGAGAGGGCAGTGGGTGACATTCTCCGAATAGCAGGTAAATATGTGGGTAAGGAACCACCAAAAGTCACTATTCCTCACGACTTCGAGAATCGATTACTCGACGGCAACCAGATCACAGCAATGCTGCAGCTTCAGATGCAAAACCAAATTTCGCAATCTACGCTGTTACGCATACTAAAAGAAGGCGAGGTTATACCACCATATGTAGACGTAGATGAAGAAGTTCTTCGCACCAAAGACCAGATGGACCAAGACCTGGAGAATCAGCTCAGAGAGGCAGAAGCTCTGCAGGAGATAGAGCAAGAACAGGCCCAAAGAAATGAGGGAGGAGTAGAGAGTGGAGAGGCAGCAAAGGGTGCAGCTACCGGCTCAAACACATTGCCAACGCCGTTGAGGCCAGGAAAACATGCCGACTGAGGAGGAGAAAAAACAGGAACGATTACTGTTTCTCCTTCTGGCATTAGCCAGGGAAACGGAGAAGAAAGTAAACATGCCAACTCGCCTTCGGTTTGTAGAGGTGATGCGGAAGCTTCGACGTTTAATACAGCAAATGGCACCAGATGGAATGGCTAGACAAATTGAATGGTCACGGCTCAGTATCCAAGCCCTTCCACTTTTAGAAGAAATCGTACAGACATTAAAAGACAGCCTGTTACCAAATCTTCAACAATTACTTCCAGAAGTTCAAGACGCTGCATTCGACTACCAGCAGAACTATCGGCAGGAAGTGACCATGGCAGAGCTGCGAGCAAAAAGCCAAAGTGAACTGCTAACGAACCTCACAGCAGGGGGCACCGTCACGCTTTTAGCATTATTGGTAAACGAGCGAGGAGCAAGCCGATTGGCAAGATCGATGTTTAAAGATCTCGATCGAACTGTTAGATCTCAGATCTTGACGCAAGCGACTACTCAGCAAATCAGCGACAAAGTAATAAAGCTTTTACAAATCAACGGACAGTTAAAGGCAGTCATCAATACCGGCAGCTATGCCAACAAAATGTGGACCCGCGTTCAGAACACAAC